CCATGAGTCTCTTCCACCCACAACACTAAACGCCGTACCCTTGCAGATAGGTTGCCCGGGCTCATGCGGAAGGCAAGTCGGTTTCGGCAGTTTCCCGACCAGCGATGCCCCAGCGGACGGCGGCGAGTAGCGCAAGGATTTCACAGTCGAGGGCGTGGTTATCCTTCTTGCCCTGCGGAAGTATCCACTGGGGCTTGCCCGTCCGGCGGTCCTTGATGCGGACTTCCGAATTCAGCTGGGATACGAAGTCCTCCCCCGCGTCGAGGGAGTAGCTCCACACGCGGCGAGCCCGCAGGCCGTGGAGCAAATCCTTGCCGGCGGTGGCCGAGTGCACGATCAGGGTCGCCCGCTGCGGGATGCCAGGGACGACGATGGACTGCTTCTCGGAATAGAAGCGGCGGGTCGTCTGGCCGTCCTTGGACGTCACCGCGAAGTCGTCAGAGCCCGAGCCCTTGGCCGTCTTCCAGTTGCGCTTGGCTGTCTCGCGGTAGACCTCCTGCGTATTGTCACCCGAGTCGACGAGCACCAGAGCCTGATGGACTCCGTGCTGCTTGGCGTATGCCTCGACGTTCCCCCATGAGTCGATGCGGGCGAAGGCCATGAGGCGGCTATGCCCGGTCTTCGACCAACGGCGGACGACCACCCAGAAGTGGCCGCGCTGAACGTCGACGCCCATCGTGCGGAAAGGGATGCTTCCGGTCGGTGCGCCTTCGCGGTCGGCGACTTTGGCCTTCGGGGTGATCACGGCCTCCGCGTCCCAGTCGTCGCCCATCTTGTAGTTGGCGGCCTCGGCTAGCGATACCATCTCGCCGCCCTCTTCGCTCCAGGGAAGGGCCAGCCGCTTCTGCTTGAAGATGCGTCGCGGTTCCTCGTCGCCGTATTCGTCAGCCGATGCCTTGGCCTTCAGCATCAAAACGCCAAGCTCGCCCCAGCTCATGGAGGCCAGCGAGTTCCAGTGAAGGCCGATGTGCCCGGAGTTGGACGACGTGGCCGTAGCCACAAAGGCACCACGCGCATTGGCCTCGAGGCGGGAAGCGTTCGTGTCGGGCAGGTGCGTCCGGCATCCCGCGCACTCGTAGGTCGTGCCGACGCTGACCTTGTGCAAGTCCCACGTCCCGCTGGCCTTCGCGTCCTCGGGGAACCTGATCTGTTCCCACAACCAGGGCTGAAGGTGGTCGCACTTCGGGCAACGCATATTCCAGTCACGCTGGTCCGTGCCTTCGTGCAGCTGATGGAACTCCTGACCAGCCGAACCACCCTGTGACATGAACACCCGTTTGCCCATCCAGCCGAACGCCGTCACGCGCGCGCTCGCTTCGGCCAAGTGTCCGGGCGGCGCCATCCAGCACTCGTCGGCGATAACGTAGCGCAAGGACAGGCGCTGAAGGTTGGCCTCGTTCCAGATGCCGCGACAGTAAAGCGTCATGCGGTCAAAGTCCGCGGTCGTCGAGCGGTCAAGGTCTTCGAGAGAAAGCCGAGCCTTGACGGGCGGGCAGTTGTTCCAGACCGGGCGGAGGTAACGCAGGGCGAAGTCCTTGGCCTCGGGGTCGGTGGCCTGCAAAAGCATCGTCGGCCCTGGAGCGTTGACGATGATGTGACAGGTGAGCAGGCGGGCGAAGAGGGACTTGCCTGACTGGATGCTGGCAAGGACGGTGAGCAGACGCGTCTCGGGGTCGGCGGCGATACGTAGCGCTTCCGCGATCCACGGCGTGCGGTCGGAGCGGAACGGCCCGGGCATCGGTGAGTCAGGGATGGCGTGAACGTTGTCCTCGAGCCACTCGACCACGTCGCCCGAGTCGGACGGACGCAGGACTTCCCGACCGATGCGGAGCAGGTCGGACTTGTTCATGTGTCGAGGCCGTGCTCCTTCAGCAGTTTCCAGAGTCGGTCAGAGAAGGTCGACCACTTGGGCCGCTTGTCTTTGTGCGGGCGAGAAGGCTTTGGCATCGGCTTTCGCTTGGGCTTGCGCTTACGCTTCGTCATCTTGGGAGAGTTCGGCCTTTACCCGACGCACCCAAGCCTCGAGCACCTTGACCGCTTTGGCCGGGTTTTCAGGGTTGCAACCTTCTGCCGCGTCGAGCGCCAGTTTGTCGAGTCGGTTCACCATCGTTGCCGCTAACTCGCGCATCGCTTCGCCGGCTTCGCGGGACGAGATGTAATCCTTAGCCAGGATGAGCCTGCGTTCCTGCTCTTCCTCGAGGCTTATCAGGGAGCGCAGGCTGGAGTTATACGCCGACTGGTATTTTCCCTGATTGGGGTCTCCCGCATCCATCGCACCCAGCCAGACGCCACGGGCACGGGTGACAAGTGATCGGTGCTCGAGGATTGTGTCGGCTAGGCTTCCGTCGTCGAGCTGCGCGGGGGCAATCGGTGCCTTGCGTAGCCGGGCATCTTCCTGCGCTTGTCTCCAAGCGGTGGCCGCTTCGACTGAGTCGATGGGCATCCCCTTCTTGACCAGGATGGAGACGCGCTGACGCGTAAGGCCGAGGGCCTCGGCAATGTCAGTTTGGCTGGGCATCGTTTTGGACGGTGTTCACCCACCAGATAAGTTGCGACATCTTGATGACCGGGATGCCATAGGATAGGCATTCACTGACATAGAAGGAAGCGGGCTCCAGATCGTCGGGAAGCATGATGCAGACGTGGCGCTTGTTGAGGTGCTTTCGGTAGACCAGGCACTGAGCCATGGCTGTAAGCATACCTTGCGAACTGCACTCCTTCTTCGTCTCTATTGCCCAATTGAACCCGACTAGGTCGGCACGCATCTGGCAACCGGGAACTTGGACTTCGCGTTGAATGTGGCGGGGATATGCGACGCAGGCATCCTTTAGCATCTGTTCTGCTTCGGTCTGCATATGAAGTTCGGAGCCATGGGACTTTGAATAGGTTCGGTCATCCCATTTCGACTTCTTCGGGCTTGGCTTGAACTTCGCAATAAGCACCTGATCCCGATTGGACTTGTCGTAGACCCCGGCCTTGGAGATGGCCCTACGCACGACCTCGCGTGAATGCGTGAAGTCTAGCGCCTGACGCGTGGCGTGGATGGTTCTACATCGCAGGTAAGTTTCGACGATGACTGCGTCTCGCTTGGCTTTTTCAAACCGCGCCAGTTCGGCGAGCTGCCGGGTTTTCGAATCACAGGGTTTCATTGTCAACAGGTCTCTCTTGTCACACGGACTTGTAAAAAAAGGCCGTGGTGTCGGGCCACGCGTGAAGGCGGGGGGGGTCTAGGAGACTCCTTAAGGGGGGTATATGGGCTGTTTTCACGGGTTGTGCGGGGCAGGGCGGGGGCGGGCCTGCTTATGTTTGTCGCGTCTGGCATTAACGTGCGGGAACATTCCGACCGCATCAGAGTTTACGGCGCGTTGGATTTCCTTGGCTCGGCTACGCATCCAGAAGTGAGAGCGTCCGTACATCTTCCCGATCGTGCGGGAGTCCAGGCATCCGGGCAGGGACAGCGCCCACCTCACCGTCTCGACGTGACGACGGAAGGCGAAGTTGTCCGTCGCGGCCAGCGCGTCGATGAAGCCCTTCAGCATTACCCCTACGTGGTCCCTACTTATAAACGCCTCTGTCTCCTTGCGTAGGTTGTCACCGTCCTTCGTAGACCAGGCAGGATGATTGGCGTCCACTTGGAACACATGCCGAGACTGCGACATCTCGCGGTAAGGCAGCACGCCGTTCTCGCGCATCTTCTCCTGCACCTTCTTCGGCTGGGCAAAGAACCAAGCGTCAAAGCTCTTCGCATCCCTAGCCGGAGCAGAGAGGTCGTTGATGCTGGCCTTGGTCACGCACTGTAGTGGAAAGGATATTACTCGGCGGGCAAGTGGCAAAGGTTGTGCCAGTATCCGTCAGTGTCGTACCTGAGCATGGCCTTACGAGTGAAGCGATAGGTCAGTGAGGTATACCTGCCATCATACTCAAGCGTCTGCTCCACGATCTCCCTGAGTTCGGCTGATGTCATCTTCGCCGGCCATGTGCTGATGACTTCCCTGAGCGCCTTGTCTTTCTCTTCCTTGACTGCCTTGGCTGCATCGGTGGCCTGCTGCCGGATATGCTCCATCCTCTCAGGCTGTTCCCTCCAAGCCTTCTGCCTGTACCTGGTCAGGCTCAGCTTACGCAGGATCCATCCTCTCCGCGCTTTAGTACGGTTCGGTTTGGTCATCGCAGTAGACTTGCCTCCTCGCCAGAGACTCGGTCGAACCCCGAGCGTAAGCGACAAGGGGTGAGACTAGAGTCACCCTTGTACGAAGTACATGGGACGGAAGTTGAGTCGGATGTTGATAAGGGATTTAGCATTGGCTTTAGGGTGGGGGTACGGGTGTTGACCCTCAGTTGACCTTCAAACGCCTTGGCGACCCCTTGGCGGGGCTGGAATGGGCATCCCTTGGGGCGACCTCAACCCCACTTTGGGAGGGGGGCTGGCTGTATTCCCACCTGATGACCCCCTTCTCGGCGGCGTGGCGGATGTGTATCTCGCCCTTAAACTGACCTTCGGAGTCTCGGAGGCCGGCACGGCCACGGCGCTTGGTCAGGCCGAACTTGTAGATCGGCTCGTCGCCCTGACATCGGAAGAGGACAGCGACCTCGCGGAAGTAGTTCGTAAACTCGGACGACCCTAGGCCCGCGTAGGCTAGGTCGGCGACGGTGTGGCCTTCCTTGTCGCTGGCGGCCTTGGGCTTGCCGGTGTGGTGCATGGCTACGAGGACGGCGCCTGTCTCGAGCAGGATCGGGGCGAGGTCATGGCGCAGGAACTTGGAAGCCTGCTCCTGGTCGGACACGTCGATGCCGGCGAAGGAGAGCAGCGGGTCGACGAACACGATGTCTGCCCGGTGTTCGCGGACTAGGTCGGCGAGGGCGGCGGTGAAGGCCGTGCCTGTGCTGACGGTGTCGCGGAAGATGGCGAGGGACTCCCGCAGCTGGTCACGCTCCTGGCTGTCGAGGTAGGCACCTGCCACGACGTCCTGCAAAGCCTCGGACACGTCGCCCGCGTCATTCTCTGCCTGAAGGATGATGGCCCGCAGGGGTCGGGCTGGCTTGATGCCGAAGAAGTCACGGCCTAACGCCCAATGCACTGCGGCCTGCATCATCAGGGACGACTTGCCCGTGCCGGACTGGCCGACGATCAGAAGGGAGCCGCCCTTGCAGAGCCAGCGGTTGCCGAGGACGGTGTTCGGGTCGTCCTTGCGGTCGAAGGCCATCAGGTCGTCGAAGGCCATGCGCTTGGGGCCGTGCTTAACCTTTGAGCCCTTGCGCTTGTCGGCGAGGCGGGCATAATGGTCGAGCAGGACATCCGGGTCGGTGGTCGGGTCTAAGGCGTGTCCTGCGAGGTTGGCGGCCTCGCGTAAGGTCGCCATGCGCCGGATGATGTCGACGTGTTCGGGGCGATATGTCGATTGACCGCATTCAGTGACTAGGAGCGAGATGCTTGTGGCGTCCACTGGCGATCGGTCAAAGCGGAGTCGCTCGGTGACGGTAAGTTCGTCGGCGACCATGCCGTCGAGCTGAAGCGAGCAGATGGCCCGGGCGATGTCAGCGTGGGCGGGCTCGAAGAAGTCGTCGTGAGATAGGTCGGCAGGGAAAGGGAGCGCGTCACGGAGAAGGACACCGAGGAGGTGGCGTTCCGCCGGCACGTTGTTCGGAGGAGTCATGGAAGAGAGGGTTGGGGTTTGGGGGCGTGGGTGCCCTTGGTCAAGATGCTTTGCGTAGGATGCGGTCGAGGTCGGTCTTGCGGTAATGAGGGACAGGGCGAGGGGTGCGGAAGACCTTGCGGGCGATGTCAGCGCCGTCGATACGGTACTGGATGCCGCGGACGGTGCGTCGGCTCTTGCGGGCGTACTGCGTGAGCGTGACCCAGCCTGCGGGGCTCTTGAAGGCTTCGAGGGCTAGGGCGGCCTCGTGGGCTTTCGCCCAGGTCTTGAAGCGGGGCGACAGGCGATAGACTAGGCGGTGATGTTTGACGCGACGCTCTTCGGCGAAGCCTGCCTTGACGATGCGGGCGATGGGGCCGCGAACACCGGCGAGGGTCTTCAGGCCGAGGAGCGGGGCGACGTCGATAGTCCTGATCCATCCGTCTAGGTCTTCCCTTGGCTCGTCCTTGAGGGCGGCCAGCAGCGCGTGGGCGTCGAAGCGCTTCATCGGGCCTTCGGGGTGAAGACCTTGAGGTCGGTCGTCCAGACCCAGCGGGAGCCGACGCGGTGGACGAGCCAGACCTTCCAGTCCTTGCCGTCGACCCAGCCAGCTGCGAAGCCTGAGCCCCAGCGGGAGGTGGCGAGTCGGTGAGACGCGTAGGCCATGGCGTCCTTCTGGCAGAGACAGCCGGCGGAGAAAGCCGCGCCGCCTTCGGCCTTGGTCAGGTTTACCTGGGCGAGCGTGTGCGTGTGTCCGTGGATCAGTGCGCCGCCTCGGTCGGCGTAGTGCTTGCCCTGCTCTGCGGTGGCGTTCAGGCCGTGGGCGTAGCCGTGGATAAAGGCGACCTGCCCAAGGCGGTAGACACCCTTCTCGGCGTGGTAAGGCAGGATGGTCTTGGCTCCGCAGCTCTTCGCGGTGGTCTTGATGCGGGCCTCTAGGTCGGCACAGTAGTCGCGTACCAGGGCGGAGCCCGAGGTATGCTGGAGGGCTTGGGCCCGGTGCTCGTGGTTGCCCATCAGGTAGACGGTGGGCTTGGTACGCTCGAGGAAGTGTTCACCGGCCTCGATGTCGGAGATGAGGGACTCAGCGCCTTCGGCATCCTGCCCGGCTCCACGGCGGAGCGATCGGAAGTCAAAGCAGTCGCCGAGGTGTACGCGCACGGTCGGCTTGTAGTCCTTGATGAATTCGACGAGGGCCTCGACGGCGTTCTCGTCGGCCATGTCGCCGTGGTTGTCGCCGAAGGCAACGAAGCGGGTCGGGGTGCTCATTTGTTGGCGAGGTAAGGGATGGGCTTGCCGGCATCGAAGGCCGCAAGCATTTCGTCACGGCGTTTGCGGGCCGTGGTCAGATCGCCGCCGATGTTCTCGACGATGTCCTTGCCGCGTCGACGCAGGCGAAACCACCAGCAAGAGCCAAGGCGCTGGAGGTGATGGTTCGGGTTGTCCTTCACGTTGCGCTCGGACTTGCGGTTGCCGTGGCAGACCGTGAACTTGGGGCAGGAGGCGAGGAAGGCCATGCGGTCAGGGGCGATGCCGATACGCATACCCCACTTGATGGTCTCGGGGGTCAGAGTCTCCATGACTTGGCGAGGATGCGTCCTTCGGACATGATCTGGTTACGGGCGTCAGGCTTGAAGATGTACTCCTGGTCAAACAGGTGGGCGGCGCGTATCTCGGCGATGCTGTCGAGCTCTTCGTCGTTCGCCGGGCCGACGCCAGCGGTCGAGACGTAGACCGTGCGGACCTTCCAGCCTTTCTCCCAGAGGATGTCTTGGCAGACCCGCAGTTCGTTGATGTAGCGCCAGTCTGAGCAGACGACCGTCTCGGGGGAGGGCTGGTCATGGTGCTTCATCACCGGGCACCAATTGGCGAAGTGGCGGGCGAAGACGTCCTTATCTAGGCGCCGTGCGAACTTGCCCGCGTTGACGAGGAAGTCGCGGTTATCGACCTTGAAGTCCTCGCGGAAGAAGTCGCCCTCTAGGCCGAGGTAATCCATGTAATGGTTCGCGGCCTCTTTGAGGGCGTCGGCGAAGTTGATGTGCTCGGCGGGGCGGGTGGACCACTCGAGAAGCCCGGAGGCGAGAGTGTCCTTCCCGGCCCTAGCGAACCCAGAAATCAGCACGAGGGTCGGTGCGGCCATCGGCGTGGGTGCCTCGGTCATGGACTAGAAGGGCGGGGCTTCGGTGTGGGACTCAGGAACGATGGGCTTCTGGCCGCCCTTGGGGAAGGTCAGCTTGTATTTGAACTGGGGCTTGCCGTTCCACTCGCCGTTCGGGATGGCCTCGACGCCGATCAGGCAGGTCTTGCCGCAGGCGGGTTCGATGTACTGCATGAACTCGGCAGGGGTCGCGTCCAAGCGCAGCTCTTCGGTGAACTTGCCGGAGAACTTGCCGATGAGCATGGCGAGGGGCTTGCCATACTTGGAGCCGTAGGACTTCGACAGGCAGTTGCCCTGGTCGTCGAGGAAGAACAGGCGGGCGGAGGAGGTGCCGTCCTCGTTGTGCTTCACCTTCTCGAACTTCGGCTTGATGAGCTTCAGTTTATAGGTGCCATTCACTTCGATGGACTTGAGGGGCGGGCGGTCGTTGTTGGGTTCCATGGTGGGAGATTAGGCGAAGGAGATGTTGGTCGCGGCGCTGGGCTTGGCGGCGAGGTCGATGGTGGTGATCTCCTTCTGGTAGCCGGGCCACTCGCCCGAGGCGGTGCAATCCTTATAGAGTTTGATGGCCCGCTCGAAGTCGAACGCGGCGTTCGTCATCAGTTCCGGCCCCAGCTCATAGACGGCGGTCGCATAGGGCGGCTCCTTCTCGACGGCGATAAAGCGGAAACCAAGGACGCGGCACTTGTAGGCGGCCTCGACGGCGTGGCGATAGAAGTAACTTTGCAGGGGGTAATTATACTTACGGCAGGCTGCCAAAAATCCGCGAGGGCTGGCATCCTCACAACTTTTTAGGTCGTAGATATAGCCGTCTTCAGAAATCCCGTCGATTGCACATTTGACCAAGACGTCACCGAGGAAGGCCGTGAACATGACTTCGGTCTTGGAGAGGACGATGCCGTGTTCCTTCATGCAGCCGATCGCGGCGTTGGAGACAGCGTCGACCAAGGCGCCTTCATCGGCGGTCAGGATGGCCTTCCCTTCGTTGGCCGTGGCGAACTCAGCAAAGGCCGCTTTGCCTTCCTTAGTCCGCTTATCCACTTCGGGGGCGATGGCGTGGGTGGCGTTGTATGCGTCCAGCCCTTCGAGGGCCAGTTTGTGGACGGCGGTGCCGACCCGGAGAGCCTTGGACTCTTCGCGGGTGCGGGCGAGATACGCCTGGTAGTGGGCGGGGGACTTGAGCAGTTCCTTGGCGCCGCTCTGGTTAAGCGCTTGGATGCCGTCATAGATGACGCGTTCGGTGATGAGGTCGGGCATTGGTATTCGGTGTTTGGTGTTCTGGGTTGGTGGGAAATTAGAGCAAGGCCATGATGGCGTCGGCCTGATCGGGGCGACGGCGCTGGATGGCGGTCACGCACATGGTCGAGCCCACGGCGAAGCGGGAGCAAGCGACAGGGCGGTTGCTGTATGTCTTGCACTTGCCGGAGCCTGACAGGTGCGGGCATCGGCTAGGCAGTTCGGCGAAGGTGCGTCCGACAATCTGGAAGACTTCGCCACGGGCGGAATAAAACTCCGTCGTGGTCGGGCTGGCGTCGATAGGGATGAGGATGCTTTCACAGCAAGCCCCCTTGCACAGTTCACAGGCTGTCATCTTCGGGGTCGGCTTCTTCGACGGAGGCGGAGATGTGGCGGACATCCTCAAGGGCTTTCTCCGCGGCGTTCTCCATCTGCTCAAGGGTGTTCCGCAGGACGCGCAGCTGGACGACCAGGACATGCACCCGGTCATGCAGGGGCTTCACGGCGGCGGCCTCATCAGCCGTCTCGATGTGATCGCGGAAGACCTGCAACTCCGTGATGGCGGAGCGGTTGAGGTCAGAGAGGGTGATGATGTCGGCGTCGTGCTGTTCGTAGCGTCCGGCGATGTGCTGGACGGTGGCGAGACAGCCGGTGATGTTCTCCACTAGGCGCTTGATGTTGTCGCGGTTGGTCATCGGTTGAAGGCAAGTTCCTTTATTTCCCCGTTCGGGGCAAGCGTGAAGAAGCGGACGTCGGACCGGGAGAGCGACGGGTAGGTCTTGCGCTTCCAGGCGTTGAGTTCGCAGAGGTAGTCCGCCGACTTGCGGGCCGTGAGCTCGACATAGGGGAAGCCGTCGAGGAAGAGGAGGAGGGCGTACTGGCCCGGGACGGTCTTGGCGATCGTGAGGATGCCTTTGGGGGTGGCGTGGGTGCGTTCCATTTGTTCAGGGAGAAGAGGTAATCCCAGCGGGACTGGGCCATGGCGAGTTCATTCGCCACGAAGGCGGCCTCGGCAGGAGTCAGGCTTCGTTTGATAAAGGCCGTGTTCTTCCTGCTGGGGCCGCGTTGGGTCATTGGCCGGTCTTGGCGTTCTTCCAGCGGGCCACGGTGGCGGTCATCACGGCGCGGGAGATTTGGCAGGTGATCATGCCGGAGCCGAGGATGTCGTCCATGACGCGGGCGAGTTCGTCGCCGGCATAGCGAAGGTCGGCGATGGTCTGGGCTTGGTTTTCGCAGCGCTTCTCGGCACGGCGGCAGGCATCAGCCCAGACCTCTTCGTTGTTAGGCATGGTTGCGGGCCTCCTGCCATTCGCGCATGGCGTCCATGACTTCCTCCGGGGTGACGGACTGGGCGTGTCGGAAGCAATAGGCGAGCGCGTCGCCGGCCTCGCGGAGGGTTTCGAGGCGTTCCTCGAGCTGATGGATGCGGGCATCCTTGGCGTCGAGCATATTGCCCTGGTGCATGGCACGCATGGCGGCGCTGACCGGGTCGAAGGGGTCAAACTCGGGCTGGCTCATCGGGTGAGGGGGCGAGGGGTGGCAGGGCTAGGGGCGGAGGCCACGGAGGCCGCAGGGCGGAAGCCAGAGGCCACGGCGCCGTCATCGTCGAGGTCGACCGAGATGCCGCAGGCGGTCTGGATGGACTGGCGGCGGATGTAGGTGATGGCTCCGCCGATCTGCTGGGCGGTCAGGCCGTCAGCCTTGACCATCAGTTTGCCGAAGTCGAAGCGCTCGCCCGACGCGTGGAGGAACGCGGTGGACACGCCGACCTTGCCGTCCTCGGAGACGAGCGTCTGGATCAGAGCGAGGTCGTGGTCGAGCAGGATGGGCTTGATGGCGTCGAGCAGCGCGTCGAGGGAGACGTACTTGGCTTTGAAGGCCGGGTTGATTTTGTTGGCCTTGACGTTGTCGAGCTCTGCGAGCGCGGCGACGAGGGAGCCAGTGGCGGTTTGGGTTTTGGGCGTGGTGCTCATGGTGGGAGATTATTTGGTGGGCTGGTCAGCCTTGGCGACTTCACCGGCCTTGATGGTGGCTTCGATGTCGGCGAGGGACATCCGGGTGTAGCCAGGGACGAAGAGGTTGTAGTAGGTCACGCCGTTGCGGACGGTGGGCGTGAGCAGGCGGGCGACCTTCTGGTCGGGTAATACGATGTAGGACGAGTCCGCAATGATGCGGTAGTCGGCGGGGAGTTTCGGGTCTTTCTTCATGAGGGGAGAGTTTACAAAAGTCGGGGGGTGTCTGAGTTATGTAAACTCAGTTGATGACGCGGCGGGTGGCGGCGTCGTAGATCAGGAGGGCGTCGGCGTTCCAGAGGGTGACGTCGACAGTCGGAAACAGTTCGGCAGCGCGTGCCTTGAGTTTGTTCTTCCACTGGGTCGAGGACAGTTCGCCCTTCGTGCCGCAGGTGTGGGCCTTCTGCCAGATGGCGGGACGGATGCGGTGTATCTTCCAGCCCATGGCGACGGCGGCGCCGTAAAGGACGCCCGTGTTCCACATCAGTTTGCCGATGGCCGAGCCGGGGATGTTCTTGCCGGCGAACAGGGGAGGCTCTTCGAGGAAGAGTTCCGCGTCCTTGGCCTTGCAGCTCAAGTCAGCGAGCAGTTGGCAGACCTCGACATCCGATCCGGGCATCTTTGCGCACTCGACAGGATCACCGTCGACCGACCAGACGATGCCACCGTTCACGCCAGGGTCGATTGCCACAAGGAGGGATGCCATTGGGAAAGACTCTTTAACGAGGGTGCGGGGACAAGCGGAAAAGATTGGCCACGCGGAAGGCGTAGTCGTTAGGGCGGAAGGCACGCTCTCGGGCGGCGGTCCAGCCTACGTTCCAGACGAGGGCCATCTGTTCGGGGGTCGGGTTGGTCATGCCGATGCGGTGGAAGTTCGACCTGATCCAGCGGAGATGAGAGGCGGCGACCATGTCCTGAGCGGTAGCGTCCCGCCATTTCGACCAAGGGAAGGCGTAGTGTCCTTCGGCCTTGAGGCGGGCGGAGGCGTCGTCCCATGCCTCCTTGCCGACCTGATACATCCCACGCTCGCCGGCCTTTCCGATGGCCTTGCGGTTGTGCCCGGACTCGACCTCGGCAACGGCGGAGAGAAAGGCCGCGTCGGTCTTGGCTTGGGCGTTGAGGCCAAGCAGGAGCAGGGCGACGACGCTGAAGCGCTGGTTGAGGGTCATGGCTGCTTGCCCTCCTTGGCTGCGTTCCACTTGGGGAGGGTTTCGGAGTCTGCTGGGTCATATCCTTCCCCCTCATAACAGCCAATGATTTCTTCAGCCATCTCATCCCCGGCCTTGAGGCGGGCGTAGGTGCCGACCTTGGCGGCTTCATACTCGCCGTCGAGGAGCATCAGGCGTTCCGTGTCGGCGAACAGGTTGCGGAGCCGCTCGACCTCGGCCTTGAGGCGGGTCACTTCATCGGCGACCTTGATGCCAACCTCCGAAGCCAACTTGAGGGCATCGGCAAGTTCGACCACGTCGGCCTTGAGTCGTAGGTTATCCGCACAAGCCTCACCGAGATGCTTGACTACCAATTGTGCGTCGGCCTTGAGGCTGGCGACCTCGGCTTCAAGCAGGCTTGCCCGGACAAGATGCGGACAGGTGTCGTTATCGTGTTCGCTCATACGCGTCTCGGGACTTGTGATCCGGCGACCTCGAAGCCGTCGACCTCGTAGGAGTAGGTGATGCCGACCCAGCCGCCGGCGGCGACGTAAGCTTGGAGCGAAACCTTGCTGGCCCCGTCCTCGTGCAGGGCTTCGTGATAATGGTTCAGCAGCTTCTTCATCTTGGTCGAGGCGATAGCGGTCTTCGCGGAGCAGATGTCTCCGCACATCACGCGCTCGTTAATCTCGTAGATTTCGGAGAGCAGGGCGACCATGCCGTCGAGGTGCTTAAAGGCGGACATACCCTCGGGCCTCCATCTCGGCGATGACCTTCTCGTTGTGCATGGCCACGGCGTAGGCCCGGTCATGCTTGGCCAGCCAGTGGTCGCGGGAACCTGCGAGGCGGGCGACCTCTTGCCGGAGGTTCGTAATCTCCTCGGACTGGTCGACGATGATGTGCGCCTGCATCTCGAGGGCCTTGTCCTGCCGATCGGTGAGGGCTCGGAGGGCGTTGGCGGCGCTGTGCAGGGTGCGGGCGTAGCTCCAGGGGAAGAGCCACCAGAGGGCGGGCTTGTCGTGGGGTCGGATGATGGTCATGGGTTTGTATGGGCGGTGGGATGGGTCAGGCATGGGAAGGAAGGGTAGAGTCAACGGCGGCGATGCGTTCACCGATCCAGCGCATGACTGGGACTGCCATGGAGTTCCCGCAAGCCTTATACCGCGGGCCGTCGGGACAGTCCTCCTCGGGCTTGCCCTTCCAAGAGATGCGGGACCAATTATCTGGGAAGCCTTGGAGTCGTTCGCACTCGACCGGGGTGAGGCGGCGGACGGCCATGGCGGTCATAGTCCCGATGACAGCGGGGGCTGTATTGCCGCCAGCGTTAGCGGGAAGTGTCGGGCTTACGTTCTCGTCCCATCCGATGCTACGAGATGCTGCTCCCTGTCCGCTCTTAAAAGCCGCGGCAGTTGGGTAAGCAATGTGCGGCATCTGGTCTCCAGCCGAAGCCTTGAGGGTAGTAGTAGTAGTAGACGGATCTGCGCCAGCGTCTCGGCGTAGGTTGCCAGGTTGAAAGGTCACGGCTAAAGCCTCGGCCTCGACCCGTTCGTTGCCGGTGCGGGAGTAGGGCGGGCCACTTGCTCCGATCGTCGGGGCGACGGAACCGGGCATCTGATGGCAGACGCCGTGGATGTCAGTCTTGGTCAGCGTGAACATCGGGCCGCCTTCGGTCGCACCTGTGCCTTGCGGGCCGGCGTTCTCGCCTCTGCCGATGATCGTCCCTTGGATGGCGACAGGCTGCACGACGGCATGAGTCGTCCGGGTGTCGCCGAGGTCGAAGTTGTTCAGCGTGTTGCTGGCGTCGGCGGGAACCCAAGTCTCGTTGTCGGTCGTGGAGCAGGCTTGCTTGGATTTGCGGAAGGGGGTCGGCTGACCCGGCACGAGGTAAGCACCGCCTTGGCTGAACAGTTCCTGATTAGACGATCCGACCCCACCGCTGCCCTTGGCTGACTGGTTGAGCGTCGGATGGACGTCACCGCCGTCCCAATGGGAGATAGGCTGAAGCACCGTTAGGAACCTGTTCTTCTCCGGCATGGTCTGGCCCTTCGCAAGCACCGCGTCGAGGGTCTGGCTTACTTGGCCTCCGTCCCACCAGCAGCCTGCCGCAGGGCTTGTTCCAGCGCCGGCGGCAGGGCTTTGCCCCTTCGCTCGGCCCTTCTTAGTATCCCGGCGCACGCAGTCGGGCTCAAGAAGAACCTCGGCGGGAGCACGCCAGTCTCCAAGACACGCGACAACGAAGACTCGACGGCGACGCTGCGGGACTCCGAAGTGTTGAGCGTCCAGCACTCGGTAGGCGAACCCATACCCGAGTTCGACCAACGCCCCGAGGAAGGAACCAAAATCCCGTCCACCCGCTGAACTGAGGACACCTGGCACGTTTTCCCAGACGATCCATCTGGGCTTGAGCTTATCAGCGAGTCCAAGAAAGACGAGGGCGAGGTTGCCGCGTGGGTCATCGAGTCCTTTGCGGAGTCCGGCGACGGAGAAGGACTGGCAAGGAGTCCCGCCGACCAGAAGGTCGATTGCTCCGGGTTCAAGGGGCCATTGTTTGTATTCGGTGAGTGAGCCATAGTTAGGGATGTTGGGAAAGCGGTGTTTGAGGATAGCGCAGGGGAAGGGTTCAATCTCGGAGAAGCCGACAGGCTGCCAGCCGAGGGGATGCCACGCGACGGACGCGGCTTCCATGCCCGAGCAGACGGAGAGGTAACGCATTAGGCGCGGGTCTTGTACGGTCCACGGACCTTGAGGTTCGTCCAAGTAGTCCCGGTGATTTCAATCCACTTGCGGAGGGAGCAGACGGTCGTGCCGAGGGCGGCGGCGGCGTCGGCCTGCGTCTTGCCGGCGGCGTTGAGCGCGGCGATCTGCGGGAGGATAGCCTGCAAGCGGACGGCGGCATAGACGGCCATCGGTCGCTTGAGGGGGATAGGCCGACCAGCGAAGGTGAGGTGGTCGGTGTAGGGGTGGTTGGCGTTGGGCATGGTGGGTGGAGATTAGCGGGAGCGGCGAATGGCCTTGGCCTTGACCGGCTCGGGGCCGTTGATGGCGCGGTAGAGTTCCGGGCCGCAGAAGGTGACGACGGCCAGCCAGCCGAAGATGATGAGGAACGAGAGGGCGATGAGGGACTTCATGTGTTTGGTGGTGCGTCAATGACCTTGGCGGACTGTTCCGCATTCGTCAAGCACCTTTCCCAACAAACCCTGCGACCCTCATTCAAGGGTCTAGGATTTTAAGCCCCCAGGTCATAAAGGCCCGCCATATTAAGCGTACCCCTCGCCGGATAGGTACAGGATGCCACCCTAGCCTGCCCTGTCAAGCGGTTGTTAGACCCCTCTGGCTTGCCCTAGGAGGCGTTTTGACGGCGGGAGCGTATGAAGACCGCTACCCCTACCCCAAGGCACCCCACGGCCAAGGCCCAGCCAAGGTCGCGGACGGCTTTCAGCGCAAGGGTCGCAGCTGACAGACCCTGCTCGACGCTGACCGAGTCCGATTTGATGCCCGCATCGGTGACGATCATGACCAGGGCGTCTCGGGATTGGAGCAAGTCGAGGACCACGCCGGCGATGTAGGCGGACGCAAACGCCGACAGGCCCGCGAAGGCCGTCAGCAGGCAGACCGCCAAGACGAGGTTACTTCCCCCGCTTGGCTGCTGGCTTGTTGGCTTTGCCTTTCCCATGTGGCTTGGAGGGTTTGCCAGCGACCGCGGCGACTTCCTTTTCTCCGCGGGCTTTGACGTACTTCAGCAGATAGTCCAGACACTCGGGGGCCGCGTAGCCTGCCGCACCGACGACGCCCATCCGCAGGCCCGGGCTTTGAATGTGCTCTTGGATGGCGTAGCCGACCAAGGCCGCAGTGATCGCGGCGGCACAGACACGGCGCACGACCCAGCCTAGGGACACGGGTTCGGTGGACAGCAGGAGCCGCGCCGTCATCGCGAGGCCGCCAAGGATGGAGGCGACGAGGCCGTCCTTGACCTCCTTCGGGATGTCCTCGGGGTTGAAGGGGGCGGCGCTCACGAGATGCGGGGAGGCTTGGCGTTCGGGTTGAGCAGGACGCGGCGGTAGTCCTGAGCCCAGAGCATCTTGGCGAGGGCTTTGCCGGCCTTGTCCACATCGGGTTCGGACAGCCCGGGGAAAAGCAGATGGACCTGTTCGTGGCAGAGCACTTCGAGCTGACGCTTCGCACCTAGGCGGGGGTCAATCTCGATGAGGTCTTCGCCGATCGTGGCCTGACCCCATGCGCGCTCGCGGCCTAACTTGCGCCAGACGACCTTGACTGGCTTAGGCTTGCGGCGGGACATCGTCGTTAGGCTTGTTGACCGAGTCGCGCACCTTGTCGGCCAGCCACCAAAGGCCAAGGCCGGAGCAGACCAGGAGCGTACCGCCGGCGATGTACTCGAAATACGGCGAGTCGATGATGAAGGGGACGGAACCGCAGAACGCCCCGCACAAGAGCAGCGGGATGCCGATACGCGGTCCCATGAAGGCGGTCGTAAGCGCACCGATCACGGCGAGGCCCGCACCCGTCAGCGTCCAGACGTTGTTCGAGGCTTCCTGCTTCACGCGCACGACCTCGGCGGTCAGGTCTTCGATACGCTTGTCCTTCAGGCTGGAGACTCGCTTGGCTTCGGCTTGGTCGGCTTCTAGTTTCTCCCAGGCACGGTTGACGGCGGTGGCGAGTTTGCGTCCGAACTCCATCTGCTTGGCGTAGTCGATAGGGTCGGCCTTGGTGGCCCGGGCCATAGCGAAGGCGATGTCAGCCTCGGGGGGCTGGGGCAGATAGGACTGGGCTAGGCGGGACTCGGCCACGACCACCTTTGGCTTGTCGGCGTTGCGCTCGATAGCGACGAGGGACGCGGCCACGCGGTGATCCGTCTTGTCGAGGTCTTTGCCTAGGGTCTGGACGACCGAAGGAGTCGTCGGGGCGTCCGGCTGCTTGGGCAGGGGAGCGTCCGCCGGCGACGAGCGGAACAGGCTGCACCCGGTCAGGGCCAAGGCGGCGATGACCAGGAGCAGGCGCACGGCTTACTTGCCCTTGAGGGCGTCGAGAGCCTGACGGCCTTTGGCTTCGAGCTCGCTGGCCTTGACGGCGTGCTTGCGGAAGACGAGGGCACCGGCGACGAAGCCGACGACGAGGGCGAGGAGGTGGGTGATCATAGGTTTGAAATGAGTTCGACTTTGACGAGAGGGCCGAGGTCGGCGGGAGTCTGCGGGGTGTCGAAGGTGACTTGGACGTAAGCTCCGTTTGATTGGGCTGGCTCGCCATTCCACTGAGGGAACACGGCCTTAAGGAAAGCATAGGGATCGGCAAGGTGGACGCCGCTCATGGAGACTTTATAGGTGTAGTTCATCGCTGGATATAGACGCCTGCGCCGGCTACGTGCATGGAGGAAAGTGCGCCGTTGGACGTTGCCGATTCTAGCTGCTCTTCGTAGATGTTTGCGCCCGCAGTGCTGTCACCCGTAGGACCAGCAGTGGTCGAAGCGGCCAGCGTTCCGTTGAGGTAGAGCTGCACGTTGCCTGCGCCGTCAGAGTAGATGATATAATGAACTGAGGCGTCGCTGGCTACGGTCACAGAGGTCGCCACGTTGGTCAGTGTCGTGCCGTTGTGCACGGTAAGGTTTACGAACGTGGAAGTGCCGCCGACCTTGAAGAATCCGATACCCTTGGTCGTTAGGTTTCCAGTTGCGCTGCTAGTGCGTCCGCCGAGATTGACGCGGCAGATGGTGTTGGCGTTTCCGAGGTAAGAACCTCGGCCAAGGATAGCCACACCGAAAATCCATACACGCTTAGACCAATTAATGACTCGAGCATTGGAAGGCGAAGAGATGTTTGCAAAGTCGCCAGCATAGGAAGAAGAGAACCAAGTAGCCCGACCAGCAACGGATGTCGAGGTGGTGTAAAGCTCGCGAGCAGGACCGAACTGAGTAACGCCGGCGCTTCCGCTGATGGCGTTGATAGTCAGGCTGCAATAATTCCTGTAATTGCCGTTCGCCAACAGGAAGGGAATGTTCGACGGATTCAGCGCCAGGGTGGTGCTGGTCGGATCGTTGATGACGTTGGTCGCGGTCGCAAACGCCGGAACCGCCGCGGTGACGAAGGCCGTAGTCGCGACAGCGGTCGTGTTATTGCCAGCGGTCTGGGTGACGGCAATCGTGCCAGTCGGCAGGGAAGGCGTGCCGGAGAAGGTCGGGCTGGCGAGGTCGGCCTTGTTTGCGGCGCTGGCAATCGTGAAGTAAGTCGAGGCAGCCGAAGCGGTCGTAAGGTAGGACGACATTCCGCTGATTGTCTGGTAGGTCGAGGCGGCGGTGGCAGAGGTCAGGTAAGTCGAGGCCGCGTCAGCCGAGGTCAGCAGGCCGAGGGCGCTGAAGGTCTTATTCTTCCAGAGGTCGGTGGAGGACTCGTAGGCCAGCAGGTCGTTGTTGGCCAGCGTGCCGATTGCCACGTCATGCAGTTCCTCGAGCTCGTAGCCGTTCTGCACAGCGACCAGGATTACACCCTGCGTCGGGTGAGCACGGACGCAGATGCCGACGTAGACGAGGTGCTGGGGGGCGGAGGGCTTGGTGGTCGTGTAGGCACCGGCGGTCGTCGGGGAGAGGTACAGCTGCACGCCTTCGGTCAGCGCCGAGGTGTCCAAAGCTTCGCACTCGCCGCGGACGATGACGAAGCCGAAGCCGTTGTTCGCGATGGCGGCCTTCGTGAAGCCGAAGGTCTGAGCGGAGTTCGCGTCGTTGTTAGCCTGGGCGAGCGTGATCGTCGGGCGGTTGCCCGTGGCGCCGTTGATGTAGACGATGGCCCCGGCAGGGATGGTCGAGCCGGTCTGGTTGCGGACGTAGACCTCGAGGTTGCGGGCGTTGGCCGTGCCCGACAGGAGTTCCTGCTGGACGAAGGCGGTCGTAGCGATGGAGGTATCGTTGTCCGCAAGGGCCGCCGTCGGGGCGGTGGGGTTGCCCGTGAAGGCAGGGGACGCGAGAGGGGCGTAGCCTTGCGCCTTGACGAAGGCCGTGGTGGCGATGCTGGTATCGTTATCGCCGGAGGGCGGGGTCGGGGCCCTCGGGTCGCCCGTGAAGACAGGGGAGATTTTTGTGGCGAAATTAGTACCTACATAAGACTCGGTGGCGATGTTCTGCGTATTGCCTTCTAGGTAGACCTTAAACTTGGACGGAGAGTCTCCCTCGTCATCGTAAATCCAGAGGTCGCCATCGACCTTGTCGGTAGGATCGGCGGGTGTGGTGTTGATGCTGACCCCAGAGAAGCTTACGAACCCGTCACTAATAATGCCTGGGAAGGTGACGCGGCCAGTGAAGTCAGCTCCCGAAAGCAGCGCATAGCCTGACAGGTTGAGCGTGACCCAGTCGGTGTTATAGTCGACGCCGTCAATCTTTTGGAGGTACTGACCAGCCGTGCCACCAACAGGCACGCCAACGCCAGGAGCGCCGGGACTGCCAGCGGGGCCAGGGACGCCGACCGAACCAGAGAGGGTGCCGGGGACGATGCCCGAAACCGTGCCCGTGATGGTCGACTGGTCCGCCGCAAACGTGCCGGAGATGGTCCCGAAGGTCGAGGCCGTGGACGTGATGATCGCGTCGGGCATGGCTTAGACCGTGACGGAGTCGATGACGTTGACGCGGAAGATTTCGGAGCGGCTGACCGTGGAGCCGGGGAAGACGAACTTGATGTCCCAGCGACCGACGCCGATGGCCCAGTCCGCCGTCGAACCCGTGTAGGCCACGGTGAAGGACAGGCCGTCGCCCGCCTTGGTGACGGTCATCGCGTACTGATTGAACTGCTTGTCCTCGAAGGTCGAGGTGATCGTGGTTGTCAGGAGGTTGGCCGGACCAGAAGCACCCGGCGTCCAGGAGAAGACGCAGGCGAAGGTGTTGCCCCTCGAGATGGTTACGGTGTTAGGACAGCTCATCGGGTCTTAAACTTGCCCCGATTGGAAGG